TCGCACCTGTTTCCGCCCTGGTATATGGCGCGGAACCCGACGCATCTGGTGCTGTCGGGGTCGCACACGCAGGAATTCGCCCGGCGCAAGATCGGCCGCGTGGTGCGCAACTTGGTGGAGCGGCACGGCGACGTGCTTGGCATCGCCATGTCGCCGGACTCGTCTGCCATGGACGACTGGGCGCTGCTGTCGGGAGGCGGGTATCGCGCCGTCGGCGTAGGCAACGCGATCGCGGGTGAGCGCGCCGACCTCGGCATCGTCGAGGACCCGTTTGCGCGCTGGGAGGATGGACAGAGCGCCACCGCCCAGGATGGCGTGTGGGAGTGGTATACCGGCGACTTCATCCCGCGCCTGAAGCCGCAGGCCAAGCGCGTCATCATCATGACGCGGTTCAACGAGTTCGACCTGCTCGGCAGGATTCGCGAGCGCGATGCCCGGCTTGGCATCAAATGGCGCCGCGTCGAACTTCCGATGCTGGCAAAGCTGAACGATCCGATCGGACGCGCTCCGGGCGAGCGGCTGTGGCCGGAGTGGTTCACCGAACAGCAGGTGATCGAGGCGCGCAGCGATGCCCAGAAATGGGCCGCGCTGTACCAGCAGGAGCCAAGCCCCGAGACGGGCGACTATTTCAAGGCCGACTGGCTCCGGGCCTATGACAAGACACCGGCCCGCGACACGTTGCGGGTCTATGGCGGGTCGGACTATGCCGTCACTTCCGAGGGCGGCGACTACACGGTGCACATCGTGGTCGGGCTCGATCCGGCCGGGCGCATGTACCTGCTCGACCTATGGCGTGGCCAGAAGCAGGGCGACGTCTGGATCGAAGCCTTCTGCGACATGGTCCTGCAGTGGAAGCCGTTGGGATGGGCGGAGGAAACCGGTCAGATCAGGTCGGCAATCGGCCCGTTCCTCGAGCGGCGCATGCGGGAGCGCAAAGCCTACGTGGCGCGGGAGCAGTTTCCGACCCGCGGCGGCGACAAGGCGATCAGAGCTCAATCGATCCGCGGTCGCATGGCTCTGGAGGGGCTTTACGTGCCCACTGGGGCCGACTGGTACCCGGATTTCCGGGCGGAGCTGATGAGCTTCCCCGCAGGCAAGCATGACGACCAGGTCGACGCGCTGGGCCTGATCGGCCAGCTACTCGACCGGATGATGAAAGGCACGGCGCCGGCGCCGCAGGAGCCCATGCGCGGTGCGAGCGAGATGACATTCGGCGAGGTGCTCAGGCTGGCAACGCCGGCACCGCGGAGCGGACGGATCTGAAACGGGAGAGCAAGGCCATGAGCAAGCACGACCGCATGAGCGACGCGAGCCACAAGGACATCGTCCGCCAGATCGTCGCCGGCACTGGCCGGCTGATCCGCCGCGGCGACAAGGTGTTCTTCGTCAGCGACCTCTAAGACGTCACGGGGCACTCGCATCACAGATTGGAGCCGAAAATGGTTGAAGCTGTGATCCGTTTCCTTGTCACCGTGTGCCTGATCGCCCTGTGCGTCTTCCTGGTGCTGTGGGTGTTCGCATCCGTCGGCATCGTGCTGCCGCCCGTGGTCGTCAAAATCATCTGGATCATCGTCGCCCTGGTCGCGGTGCTGTTCCTGATCCGGCTGCTGCGGCCATACTGGGGCAACTACATCCCGTGATGCTGGCGAAAATCGAATGCCCACACTGTGGTGGGGCAATCACGGTGCGCGCGCGACAAGCCGAAGTGGATGCCATGGCCACCGAAGCGGACCGCACGTCCGCCGAGACTGCCGGCGTGTTCAGGTCGGTAGACGCCAGCTTTCGGCGCATCTTTGACCAGCCATTCTGGCGCCGTGGCCGAACCTGATCTCGACATCGGCTCGACGCCGCAGTTCGAGGCTCCTACGATCGCCGGCCTGATGCGCCAGATGGCGGCGCGGCCAGAGTGGGCCAAAGAAGAGCCGCTGGAGGTCGATTCCGTGACCTTCGAGCAGGCCAAGCGAGAGATGGAAGACATTCAGCGCAGACAGGGCCGCACGGTCTCTGCCGCGCCGTGGATAGCCGCGCGCAACTTCCTGCTGCGCGGCGTACCGGTGGTGACCAATGACCTTCAAGATTAACCGCGAACACCTGCCGTGCTCGGAGGAGGAGTTCGCCGTGGCCGTCGACGCGCATATTTCCGCGCTGGCGGAATATCTGGATCACCTCAAAGGCGTGGCGGAGGATGCCGCAAACCCGGACCTGGCCGATGGCGAGAAGCGTGTGGCATTCCCCGCGCCCGAGGCGCCGCACCCGCTGATCCATCAGGCCATTGCGCGCACCGGGGCAGGCACGCTGGTGCCGAATTATGAGATCGTGGCGCCGCCGATCGAGGTGCGCAAGCAGCGCCTGATGCAGGCTGTTAGCGATGCTGAGGCCGCAGAAATTGCCAAGGTCACGCCTCCCGGCAAGGCGCGGTATTTCCAGATGCGCATGCAGGAAATCCTTCGGGCAGACAGCGAGCGGTGGAACGCCCACATGCAGCAGTTCGCCGGCGGCGATGGTGATCCACCTGACTTCGTTTCCTTCGTCACGCGCACCCGCGCCGACGAGGACTCCCGCTTCCTGGATGAGCACGAGGCGCGCCGCAAGAAGGAGGAGGCGATCCGCTTCTGGGCGGCCAAGGCTCACCACGACATTGAGGACCTGACCGAGGAGACGGTCGACGACTGGCAACTGGAGTCATTCCGTGGGTAAAAACCTCAAGCGGCTCGTCTATCGGCTCGCGTGCTGGCTCGAGATGAGGGCACTCGACATTCAGGATTGGGCCATTGAGACGCCGACCTATGATCTGAACGACGTGGTCGTGGGAGGTATCAACCGCGACCCAAGCCCGTTCTGGAAAAACAATGCGCTGCTGAACCATCTACAGGACCGGGCCAGCGCCAATGGCTGATCCGACTGCGGCCGGCGCCGGCGCCATCGAGGAACGCAAAGACCTCGGCACCGGCGACGCCGCGCTCTACGCCTACTGGATGGGCCAGGAGAAGATTGCGGAGAAGGAAGAGCGGCTGTGGGTCAAGCAGGCCCGCAAGATCGTCAAGCGCTACCGCGATGAACGGCCAGAGGCCGCCAAGAACAACAACCAATTCAACATCCTCTGGTCCAACGTCCAGACGCTGATCCCGACGCTCTACGCGCGCACGCCGAAGGCCGACGTGCAGCGCCGGTTTCTCGACGAGGACGACACTGGTCGGCTAGCCTCCATGCTCCTGGAGCGCTGCATCGGCTATTCCGCCGATTATTTCGACTTCGACGACGTCATGGGCAGCGTAACCGAGGATCGGCTGCTGCCCGGCCGCGGCACGGCGCGCGTGCTCTACGTCCCGCACTATGGTGACCTCATCAAGGAGCCGGGGCAAACTCCTGATCAGGTCGGCGTCAAAGACGAAATCGCGGCCGCCGATGTGGTGGCCAGTGAGGGCGATAAGGGCGAGTCCGCCGACAATGACGGAGATGAGGCGGCCGAGCCGCTGCGCGAGGTCGTTTATGAAGAGGTCCGCCCGGTTTACGTCTTCTGGGAAGATTACCGCGAGGGTCCGGCGCGCAAATGGAGCGAGGTCCCGTGGATCCGCTATCGCGCGTATATGGACCGCGACCAGCTGATCAAACGGTTCGGCAAGAAGAAGGGTGGCGCCGTTACTCTCGACTTCACTCCGAAAGGAGCGCCAGGAGACGAAAAGACCGGCGCTCCGCCGGACATGCTCAAGAAGGCGATCGTCAACGAATATTGGGACAAGGAGAAGCAGCAGGTCGTCTGGCTTGCACCTGGTACGCCTGACGTGATCCTCGACAAGGTCGACGATCCGCTCGAACTTCCGGGGTTCTTTCCGAGCCCCAACCCAGCACTGGCGACGACCACGAACGATAAGCGCATCCCTGTGCCGGACTTCGTCGAGTACCAGGACCAGGCGCGCGAACTCGACAACCTCACGGCGCGCATCGATACCTTGGTCAAGGCGTGCAAGGTCGTCGGCTTCTATCCCGGCGAAAACAAGCAGGTGCTCCAGCAAGTCTTCGACGAAGGCATGGAAAACCGCATGATCCCGATCGAGGATTGGCAGTTTTTTACCGACGGCAAACCTGGCGGAGGCATCACCTGGGTGCCGATTGAGCAGGTCGCCGGTGTGCTGGTCCAGCTCTACAACGCCCGAGACCGCGTCAAGGCGATCCTGTACGAGATCACCGGCATCGGCGACATCATGCGCGGCATGACGAGCCCGGATGAGACGCTGGGCGCGCAGGAGCTCAAGGCCAACTTCTCGACCCGCCGGATCACGCCACAGCAGAAGGCGATCGCGCGGTTCGCTCGCGACATGTTCCGACTGATGGGTGCGGTTATCGCCGGGCACTTCTCGGCCAAGACAATCTCGGAGATCACGGGCTACCCGCAACTGAGGCCGGTCCCGCAGCTTCCGCCGATGCCGCAGCCGCCCCAGCAGCAACTGCTTTTGCCGCCGCCGGCAGGAGCCCAGCCGCAGGAGCAGCCGCAGCCAGGCTTGCCGGTGGCACAGCCGGGCCCGGCC